TTGTGAACCCACGTGTGCAGAAACGCGAAATGAAAAATGGGGGGGGGTCTTTTGAAAATTGAGCAACGCCCCGTCGCTACCCTGATTCCTTATATACGCAATAGCCGCACGCACAGTGAGGCGCAGATAGCCCAGATCATTGCCAGCATTCAGGAGTTCGGGTGGACCAATCCCATCTTGATTGACGGCGAAAACGGCATTCTGGCCGGGCATGGTCGGTTAAAGGCGGCGCAGCAACTTGGCATGAGTGAGGTTCCCGTTGTCGAACTGGCGGGCCTAAGCGATGTGCAGAAACGCGCTTACATCATCGCGGACAACAAGCTTGCAGAGAATGCGGGGTGGGATAGAACGTTGTTGCATAACGAATTGCACGAACTGCAGGCAGCAGAATTTGACGTTTCGATAATTGGTTTTGATTGGAACGATCTAAAAGCGCACGAGACGAACGCGATAACGGATGAAACAAAATATTACTTGATGATTGAATACGAAAACGAACAACAATTAGAACAAGCCTTTCACGAAGCGCAGGAGCGCGGTCTAAAGTGCAAAATTATAGAGTGAGATTAGAGTGCCCCGTCGCCACGTCGTTTCGATGTCAGAAGGCGGCAAACGCGCTCGATATTGATACAACAAAAAAAAACGTACACGAGCTATCCATCGATGCCGATCTCGAAACGGATTTCAATCTTGGTCTGATTGTCGGTGCGTCTGGTAGCGGGAAGACAACGCTCGCCAAACAGATTTTCGGCGATGCGTGTTTTGATTGTGAGATTGACGAATGTTTGCCAGTTATTGAGCAATTTCCGCAATCGATGAGCTACGATGATTGCGTAAACAGTTTATACGGCATCGGGCTTACCAGCGTTCCCTGCTGGATACGACCAGTAGCGACATTATCGAATGGTCAACGAATGCGAGCGATAGCGGCGCTGCAAATGTCCAGAACGCCATCGTTCGTCCTGGACGAATGGACCAGCGTTGTCGATCGCACCGTTGCAAAAGCGATGAGCGTGTGCGTGTCCAAATTTGCACGCAAACAGGGTCGCCGTGTCGTGTTGTTGTCGTGTCATTACGACGTTATCGATTGGCTAAACCCAGATTGGATCATCGATTGCAATCGACAGGAATACATTGACCGGAGGTCACTTTGGCGAGACTTCAAAAGACCAGAGCGGCTACAGTTTGAAGTTTACGCAGTTGACCGAAGCACTTGGCGATTCTTTAGCAAGTATCACTATTTAAGCGCCAATTTGCCGGGCGGACATATAGAAACGTTTGGTTTATTTCATCGAGGCAATCAGATTGGATTTCAATGCTTTGCGAATTACGTTCCATATCGAATCGAACATCAGAAAAAACAAATGCATACGAATCGCACCGTTATTCACCCGGACTACGTAGGCTTGGGGTTAGGTTTGCAATTAGTCAATCTCACTTCGGAAATGATGCATGATCGCGGCTTTGATGTGCGCGCCAAATTTTCGAGTCTGCCAGCAAAGCGCGGATTTGATCGCTATGCGGACAAATGGCAATTAACAGCGATTTTAAGAAATACTCCCGACGCAGGAGGAAACATGGAGCGAATTGCAGGCTTTCGCAAGCATGTGAAAACGTACTGTTATCAGTGGATCGGTGGAGGAAAGAACGGAAAGTAAATGGCGGGTCGTAAACCCAAGCCCACGCACCTAAAACTCATCACCGGCAACCCCGGCAAGCGTAAGCTAAATCTTAATGAGCCGATTCCTATCGGTGAATTAAAAGCGCCGCCCGATTGGTTCACTGATGAGCAAAAAGACATCTGGAACTATGCCATCCAACACGCACCGCCCGGATTGCTCAAGATGATTGATGCGTCTGTGCTGATGGTATGGACCGTTGCCCGCGACACGCACCAGAAAGCTTCAACGGCGTTCGCTAAATCCAAGATGCTCTACACGAGCAAGAACGGCGATCCCATGCAGAATCCCCTGCTACCAGTGATCAACAAACAAGCAGTCCTGATGATGAAAGCGGCCGGCGAACTGGGCTTTACGCCGTCGTCACGTTCCCGCATTGAAATTGATGGTTACGGCAACACACAGCCAGAAAACCCCCTCGAAAAGTACCTCTGATCCCGTTACCCGTTATGCAAAATCCGTAGTGGGGGGCAAGACCCTGGCGGGGCCACACGTACGGGCGGCTTGCGCCCGACACTTGCGGGACATGGAGCACGGCAAGGACCGTGGGATCAAGTGGGATAAGAAAGCGGCAAAGCGGGCCATCGACTTCTTTATCGAGGTTCTTCGACTAGCGGGCGGCGAGCATGAAGGAAAGCCCTTCAAGTTGGAACCTTCCCAAGTGTTCATCGTAGGCAGCTTGTTCGGCTGGAAAACACAGGATGATTCCCGCCGCTTTCGGGTGGCTTATATCGAAGAAGGAAAAGGAAACGGCAAAAGCCCTCTGGCTGCTGGGGTAGGTCTTTACATGCAGGTAGCCGACAAAGAACCTCGAGCTGAGATTTACGCTGCCGCCACCAAGAAGGATCAAGCCATGATTCTTTTTCGTGACGCGGTTGCCATGGTGGATCAATCCAAATCACTGTCCGCCAAATTTACCAAAAGCGGAACGGGGTTGTCCGTGTGGAACCTGGCGTATTTATCCACGTCCAGTTTTTTTCGGCCCATCAGTGCAGACGATGGACAAAGCGGACCCCGCCCTCATTGCGCATTAATTGACGAGATTCACGAGCACAAAACTTCGCAAGTCGTGGAAATGATGCGGGCGGGCACCAAAGGGCGACGCCAAGCGTTGATCTTCATGATTACCAATAGCGGGTATGACAGAACAAGTCTGTGTTGGGAATATCACCAGTACGGAGTCAAGGTCAGCAATGGCGATTTAGAAGATGATTCGTTCTTTGCTTACATCTGCGCACTGGATGAAGGAGAAGACCCATTAAAGGATGAGAAGTGCTGGAAGAAGGCCAATCCCTTGCTAGGGGTAAGCATCCATGCGCGTTACCTGCGAGAGCAAGTAAGAGAAGCCCGGGGAATGCCTAGCAAGGAATCCATTGTCAGACGACTCAACTTCTGCCAGTGGGTTGATGCGGCTAATCCGTGGATAGATGGCGACTTGTGGCGTGCTTGCATTAAAGACTTCGAGCTTGATGAGGTTCGTCACCTGCCTTGCTACTTGGGGCTTGATCTTTCCGAACGACAAGACTTAACAGCACTGGCCGCCGTATGGCGAGACATGGCAAAGCTTTATGGCCGGGTGTGGTACTGGACCCCCGGAGACACCATCGAAGAACGTAGCCGCCGAGACAACGTTAATTATGTGGCTTGGGCTCGACAAGGGTTTATCCACGCACCGCCCGGACGATCCATCGACTACGCCTATCCCGCTCAATTCGTGGCCGAGCAGCTGATGGGACGATTCAACATCATGGGCCTGGCTTTTGACCGCTGGCATATCACGTACTTTATGAAAGCTCTGGAAGAAGCGTTTGTGACGTGCCATATCTACGACGGCAAGACGGGAGATTATATTGGCTCCGAGTTATGTTTGCGGGGCCACGGGCAGGGATGGGTTGGCGGAGGCAGCGACACGGTGTTATGGATGCCCCGATCCATCGACCTGCTGGAAGATGCCGTACTGAAAACCAATCTGCAAATTCAGTCCAATCCGATTCTCAACTGGAACAGCGCATCGGCTGTGTTAGAGGCCGATCCTGTTGGCAATCGCAAATGGGAAAAGCGAAAGTCCACAGGGCGCATCGATGGCATGGTGGCATTGTCCCAAGCCGTCGGTCTGGCGTTTGCCAATGACGTTGCCATCCAGACAATACCCGATGACTACGAGCTGCTGGTTGTATGAATGACCGCGTATATGACGGGGCCAACTTGTTGGGCATCGTGCTAATCGCTATCGGCGTAGGGATGATCGATATTGCCGCGGCGTTCATCATTGTTGGCGTTCTCATCATTTTTTTAACTGTGTTGGGTCGCTACCTATTGCTGTGGAGACGCTAAGAAATGTTTTTATCGATCCGTGCAGAAGCAGGCAGCGACGGAGACCGGTCACCATGGAGTTCGTTCTGGTTCGAGCCGGTACCCTATCGCCACAACGGTCCCGTGACGCCCGACACGGCCATGCAGCTGACGGCTGTCTATTCCTGCGTGCGGGTGCTGGCGGAATCCGTGGCATGTCTGCCCTTCGTGCTGCAACGAGAATCAGACGACGGGGCAAAAACCAAAGTTAAAGATCACTGGCTTTATCGGCTGCTAGCCAAACGTCCTAACAACTGGCAAAACCCGTTCGAGTTTCGGGAAATGATGCAGGGCCATGCAGCGCTGCGAGGCAATGCATACTCCGTGATTGTTGGCAATCCGAGCGGAGAAGTAACGGACCTGCTGCCCGTCAATCCTAATCGTGTTCGGGTGGAAATGCTGTCCGACATTAACTATCGGTATCAGATTAAAAACAGGGACGGTACAGAGACGCCCGTTAATCGAGAGGGCATGTTCCATCTTCGCGGGTTATCTGGGGATGGCATCGTGGGCTACAACCCTATTGAAGCCGCCCGGCGTTCCATCAGTGCGGGACTGGCCGCGCAAGATTACGGGATGCGGTTTTTTCAAAACGATGCAAGGCCCGGTGGATGGATTGAGTATCCCGGCCAATTCAAAGACGACGAACAACGGCGAAAGTTCCGCGAAAGCTGGCAAGCACAGCAAGCCGGAGCTAATAGAAGCAAGACCGGGATCCTTGAATACGGGATGAAGTTCCATGAAGTAGGGATCACCAACGAAGACTCGCAATTCATCGAGACGCGCAAGTTCTCCATTGCCGAGATTGCAAGGCTTTTCCGCATTCCTCCGCACATGATTGGGGACTTGGAAAAAGCTACGTTTTCCAACATTGAGCAACAAAGTCTTGAGTTCGTTATTCACACGTTGACCCCTTGGCTGGTGCGGTGGGAACAAGCCATTGAGTCTACGTTTCTTGATCCAGAAGAAGAATTGGGCGTGGAGTTTCCTACGTTGTCCCTATTGCGGGGAGACGCAGCAGCCCGGGCCACGTATTACCACAACGGAATTTTGGACGGGTGGCTAACCCGCAACGAAGCACGACTGGCCGAAAACAGAAATCCGTTAGCTGGATTGGACGAACCCCTCAGACCCTTGAACATGGTGGAAGAAAACGACGCCCAACAAACCACGGACGATACAGAACCCGCCGTACCACCCACGTTGCCCAGACCTTCTCGGGTATCCCCTCCCGATTCCCGACTGGTTGCCCTGGCATTGTCCAGCGCCAAGCGGGTAGCCCGAAAAGAAATGGTCATGACGCAAATGGCGTTTGCCACAAAACATAATGTGGCCGACGCGTTAACCACGGCTTATGCCAAGCACGCAGAGTTTGTCGCCGCGGCATTGTCCGTGCCGCGCAAGGCCGCGGAATACTATTGCATCAAGCAGTGCGACCTTATGCAAACAGTGGGTCAGACCATGCTGACGGAAGAATTTTTGCTCATTACCGAAGCACGCCTTGAACGGCTTGCTCTTGGATTGCCGTTGTTGGAGGAATCATGCGACACACACTCTTGATTGCTGAATTTCTGTCAACCCCGTGGGCCTTAATGCCGGAACGGTTAAGCGCCTTTGCCGGGATCATTGCTCGGTGGAGCGCTGACATTCGAGTGGATGAGGACACGCTGAACCAAGTACGCGCCGATGCAGCCGTCATAGAGGCCCGACGAGATGAAAGCGCGAGGACCGGCAACGGCGCTATTGCCGTACTGCCCATGTATGGGGTGGTAGCACAGCGTAGCGGTGGCGTTCGCGATGTTAGCGGACCGGGGGTTATGAGTACGGAAGCCTTCGGGCAATCCTTGCGAACGGCCCTGGCTGACGACTCTATTGGCGCAATCTTGATTGATGTGGATTCCCCGGGCGGGTCTGTGTACGGGGTTGCCGAGCTGGCGGACGAAATCTATTCGGCACGCAGTAAAAAGCCCATCGTGGCGCTGGCAAATTCGCTAGCCGCAAGCGCGGCTTATTGGCTAGGCAGCAGTGCCGGTGAATTTTACGTAACCCCCGGCGGAGAGGTAGGTTCCATCGGCGTGCTTGCCGCGCATGAAGACCTATCCAAAAAACTGGAAGCCCAAGGCGTGAACACCACCCTTGTTTCTGCCGGGAAGTACAAGGCCGAGGGTAGCCCGTTCCAACCATTAACTCAGGATGCGAGGGAAGCCCTGCAAGCACGAGTTAACGAATACTACGGAACATTTACTCGCGCAGTTGCCCGCAATCGCAACACAGACGTAGCCACCGTTCGCAATGGCATGGGAGAGGGCCGCGTCATGAATGCCCAAGCGGCGCGGGGACAGAACATGGTGGACGGCGTTGCCACATTTGATCAAGTGGTTCACAAAATGATGAAGACCGTGAAGCAAGGCGGTACTACTTCAAGCAAGGCATCCGCGCGGATGTCCTTCTATCGACGAGACCTGGAATTGCTGTAGCTGGTACACCGACGCGCCAGCAACACCCAAACCAATGCCTAAGCATGGTGGGGGTGGCAGACCCAATGGTCAGCATGCGTCATTCAGTAAAAGCTTCCCAATGGGAGACAAATTGCTATGAGTAAGACACTTAGAGCCCTGCAACAACGACGGGCAAAAGCCGTACAAGCGGCCCGCACTATGCTAGATGCGGCGTCCAGTGAAGAACGCGACTTTGATGAAACAGAAACAACTCAATACGAAACGCTTAGAGGTCAAATAGAAACGCTGAACGCCCAAATCACGCGGGAAGAAGCGTTGCTTGAAACAGAAAGAAACGTAGGCGCCATGACAGTGGAAGACGGCCCCATTCATGTGGAAGAAAACGCGGAGCATGATCCACGAAGGGGGTTTCGAAACTTCGGCGACTTCGCCATGGCTGTGCAACGTGCTTGTGTGCAGGGTGGTCGCGTGGACGAACGATTGACCATCGGGGCCGTGGCAACGTATGGCAACGAGAGCAGCGGCCCGGATGGCGGTTATATAGTGCCCCCGGAATACAGCCGCGACATCTGGCAGCAAACGCTGGATGAGGACAACCTGCTGCCGTACACGGACGGGTACAACGTAGCCGGTAATTCCATGGTGTTTCCAAAGGACGAGACAACCCCTTGGGGAACGGATGGGGTTGATGCTTTCTGGTTAGGTGAAGCAGCCGTTAAAACACCCACCAAGCCAAAGTTTGGAACCACTGC